CTCAGAACTCTAAACCCAGCATTATTATGTTATTAGATTTTTTTGACTTACCAAGGACTAAGACCCACTCTAATTTTATTACTGCATTAAGGAAAGAAATAGAAATAACAGTCGAAAAAGCGAAGGCCGAGTTAAAGTAACCCAAACCTTCGCCACATCAACAAAACAACAACTATTCTTTATTTAGAAATGAAACTTGCCATTGAAGTATATGTCTACAATGTCAGTTACATCAAACTCAGCTAACAACATGGATATAGTAAGGTTGCTTGGGTTTGATGAATTTATGAATAATTGACCTGGTACTACTAGGTTCTTATTTAACCTACTAACAGCAACTACACTGCCATAATTATATATAGCATTTGCCCCCATAGATGTTTTTAGGGTTACTACATTGTTATCTTCAATGTTATCTGAGTTTTTACCATATAGATCAGTAAATATCTTTGTTGTGTCAAGTACAGTACTTAAGGGAAAGGTTAGGGTTATGGGTGCTTCATTGAGGGGGTTAGTTGCTCTCTTTATTGCCATCCTTCCAGTTATATGGCCACTACGACCCGGCCCAACTAATGAATATACAAATTGCTCTTCACCAACTACCATGTCCCATTGACCACTACTGGAAAACATTACACCATTATTAAGAACTTGGCAAGTTTTCTTGTAACCCCTAATAGATAATATCGTACCATTGATGTTTTCTGTATTGGTACCAATTTCAGTAGCCTGTTGAGATAAAGCAGTAGATAGTGAACCTATTTGCTCATTAACATCTGTTAGGCTATCATTAGTACCATTCTTAAAATTGATGTAATTAGTAGTGAAAGCTTCCCATGTATTCTGGGATAGGTTTATAGGATTAGGCCATTGGTAGTCATATGGCAGTATACAGGTGGTGTTAGAGTTATTAATATAAACCTTTAACAATCCTACTACTATCTCAGTTTTTTTATCCAGTACAGATAATGAAGGATGAGATAACCAAGAATTTATACCCCAAGCTGGTTTTGTAACTTCATATATAGAAACTTCATCTGTATTCACTATTAACTCAAATGAAGTACTGTTTAATAAACCTTCCTCCTCTATATAAGAATGATTAGCAACTATTACAGCCTCTACATAGGCTAATTCACCTTCCATAAATACTGATGCACCCAACTTATTGAATGACATATTAAGGTCTTCAGTTACTAGGGTTAATATACCATCAGGTGTAATAACTCCCCCCCTGGGGTATAGTATGTTTTGGAGTTTATCTACAAGGTACCTGTTCTTTATACCAGGAGATAGACCTGGAGAACTATTCTCTATTGACCTAATAGTGATATTTACAGTATCCCCTACTATAGTAGTAACAGGTACATAATCAAAACCAAATTTTGGGCCTATCCCACTTAATATTGCAAGAGACTCAGCAGAATCTTTAGACTCAACAGGCGACTTGAAGTCCCTGTATCTTTTTTGTGATGGTACTACACTCATATATTTTTATATTAATTTGTTATATGTTTAACATGCTTTGTAAGTAGTAATCAGTTATGTAGTCATCATAATCATAAACTAACTCACTTGGTAACCTATTATATAATAGTATGTTTGATTTATCAAAAGGTTTAACATTTAATGGCCTAAACCTATTTAATAAAGAGCATAACCTACTAAAGAAATCAGGTGTCATATAATCAACCTCATGTGATACGTATATGCTTAGGCTTATACCCACACAACTTAAACAGTTTTTTGATTCATCATATACTTCATTGGAGTCGTATAGTAAACCTGAATCATAGTAAGGTATACTATCATAATAACTAATCTCTGGGTAAGGATTAACAAAATCACCTGTTGGATCAGATAGTATGCATTTGTACCCATAAAACTTTAATAGGACACTGTAGAAGTTTATAGTACCACGTATCTTATATAAGGGAATGGCAAACTTTAATAGGTCTCTAGCATTAGCCCTTGGTGGTAATGCTTCAATGGCCTTTAACCAAGCTTCTTGATTTTTACTGATATTGCTGTATGTGTCCCATAATCTAGTGTCAATTAGTATGCCATATGCGTATGGTATAGACCCAAATAACTCCCAGATATAGTTTAGGTAAATCTCATCTGTAGCATCAATATCTATTAAATTTACAGTGTTATCAATGTCTGGTGTTACAACATCATTAAAGTAATCACCACATACCTGAAGGAACCTTTCTAGTATACCCTCTTCTTCTTCATTTTTATATGTGTCCCTATCCTTGAAATATATAGGTAACAAGTCTATTAAGCTTTTCAAATTTATCATACTACTTCATTTATAACTAAGGTGATATTGCTTATGTCATTTAATATGGGGATGGTAAAGTCACTTATCTCTTGGTCAATTTTGTTTTGTGGTAAGGTGAATCTCCACATATCACCATTAGTATAAACTCCACTAGTGGGGGGACTTATATTTACCTGCCAGTTATTTCCATCTAGGTTTATAGTAGTTGGTGTGCTGGGTGTTATTGTAACCCCAGTATCCTGGTTATTGCCTCTTAATATATGTAACTTACCGTCTATAGAACTAAACTTAATCACATAGGTGTTAGTGTTTAATACTGTGATTAAATTTATAGAGTTTATATTTATTACCTGGGTAGTAGCACCAACTTTAGTAAAAATGGGTATGATATACAGGTTATCAATCTTAAGGAAGTCCACCATTGGTAGGTTATCAATTAAAGAATATAGGTCTGATAACCTTACAGGTTTAGCAATATCGCTTGTATTATAGCTGTAGCTTGAGAATAGTGAACTTATTACCTGTAGGTTTATATCATTTGCTTTAAACGATTTTTTACCAGTTATGGTTGCAGCTAATACTATATGGGCCTCAATTGTGGGGTATAGTTTAATACTAGTGGTAATCACCTTCCTTTTAAGGATGAACTTATAGGTATCATCTAATAGACCACTAGAAGCAATACCACCTGCATATGGGGTTATATATATATCTATGAACTTACCACATTTATAATTTACGTATGCCTTATCTACTCCTGGTGCTAACCTAGCAATTGATTCATAATCATCTGCTGATATGGCAACACCTAAGGTCTTTATACTTAGGGGTAAGTTTTCTTTTACCATATCAAAGTTTTCATAATTACTACCACCTGTTGAAGCATGTGGGTTTATGCAGGTTATACTTACACCCTCAGGTAATTGAAAGAATAGTGTTTGGGGTATAGCTGTAATAGTACCAGCTGGTTGATTACCCAGGTCTCCATAAGTAGCATAAAAACTACCAACTATAGTACTATTAGTTGGGGGTTTCATACCATATGTACCATTACCAAATTTTATATATGGCAAGTAGTTATCATCTAACTCTACCATATAGTGTTTACTATTTGGTTTACTATATGCAAAAGTATCTACCAACTCCCATGGTATACCACTTAAGCTTATTGACATAGAGCCTTCTGCATAAAATAAGCCATTGCCTAATGTACCCAAGTATATAACAATGTCATCTGATGTATTTATACCAAATGTTACCTCTTCTACTAACTCTTTTTGTATTACGGGAACTAGTATACTATAACTACCAGCCTTCCACATAAGGTTTTTTGTGGATAAATAGGGTTTACCATCTAATGATGTAAATACTATCCCTGATGGTATGTATATATCCTGGCCTAATACTCCACCATCTACAAGGCTTAGCAATATATCTACCTGAGATGGGTTTGCACACCTTATATGGTAGTCTACCATCTTAGCATGTTTCTTTAATGAAGAATACCTTCTTGCAGTTATAAAGAAAGTTTCTGATGCCATGTTATCAATATAATAATGCAGTACTTCTGAAATAGAAGCAAAGATACTAATAAGGATCATGAATATGTTACCCTCACTAAAATCTGTTATTTCTGGAACCTTAAGTTTTAAGTTCTCAATAAGTTTTGCCTTTATCTGGTTATATGACCTTTGTAAAGGGTTAAGCCATGGGTTAGTTGTTGACATATAGGTTTCCTGTTTTAGTGTTATAATTAAAATCTATGTTTAATACATTTTGGGTAACAATTACTTTTGGTAATAGGGTTAGATTTAGAAATTCATCTACCTGGGTAACCATTACATCATTTGCTAGTAATACTACTCTTGGCTCCCATAGTTTTATACTTGTTATAACAAATCGTTTTACTAGGAAAGTTAGTAATTGGGTATTTTGTTCTTCAAGGCATTCTTGTAGTCGGGTACCAAAACTCTCTTCCCTTATCTTTTGCCCTAATTGGTAAAATAGCAATGACCTTAAATTATTCTCTATCAGAGATATATCACCAGATACTGTCCCCCAAGTATGGGTATTGTCACTGGTTAAGGTTAATTCTATAGGGAATAATACCCCAGAACCTATAGCATTTTTTAGTATGTCATTATTCATTGTAGTATTTCTTTATTCTCTATGTCAATCATTTTGGTTAACACTAAAGGGGGTAAAGCAGACCAAGCTGCAAGGGGAACATAAGTAGGTACTAGTATTGGTAGTAATGCTGCAGTTGCTGAGCTTGTAGCTAGGGCGGCTTTTAAAGTATTTAACTCGGTTTCTAGCAGGTTTAATTTTATTAGTAACTTATCTGTTAAAGTAGTACCAACCTGTGCACCCATCATATGTATCTTACTCCCCTTTATTACTATATCATCTGTGGTGTCTAAAGTAAACTCCCCATTATTAGCATGGATATTTGTTACTTCTTTTTTCTCATTTTCAGGGTCTTTTAGAGATATGGTTAATTCCCCAGTTATATCATTTAATACAACCATATGACCATGTGGTGTTACAAAACCTATATTATCTAAACCTTTTAGCTCATTGGGTTTCTCGCCTTTTGCCCAACCATGATAAGACCATAATGGGTATAATGGGTCACCCATTTGGAACTCTACATAAATGATAGCACCTATCTTAGGTGTTAGCCATTTAAAACCAGCTTTAGTTGTACCATCATTTATACAGGGGTATGCCCATACTGAATTATTCATCCCAATTTGTGGTACTATTACTGCTAGTTTACCCAGGTCATCTGGGTCTTTATTTTCAACAACAATAGCACGGTACTTAGAGTAGTACCTGCCTATTGCTTCTAATCCCCTATCTGATATAACTTCTCCGATATTCATTATAGTAGTGTTATTTAAGTTTCTTTTTTACATCTTCCCTAGCATTAGATATATTAGTCCTCTCTTCTTTAGCTGGATATATTTCAATTTTAGTACCTGTAGATGTAGGTGTAACTACTGTACCAATATTAGTATCCTTCTTACCTGGGTTCTTTTCATAATATGTTTTTAATGCTTGTTTAACCTCAGTTGAGGTATCAACAGTATTATTTGCAGCTATTTTATCTTTAGCTACCTTATTTAACTCATTGTATACTGATGGTGTATGAACTCTAGAGTGGGTGGTTGCAACTGTTATAGGTGTACCATTCCTAATAATCTCAGCTTCGCATATGTACCCTGAATTATTGAATGTATGTTTTACTTTTTTAGTATACCACCCACCACTGTATTTATTAGATATATTAGCTACACCTATTACCATACTAGTACATAATTCTGGCCTACCTACTGTTACCATTGTACCTACTACTTGTTTTAAACTAGTAGTTAATATGTCATTCTCTGCATATATATCAGCAATTTGCTGGGGGGTTGCAGCTGCAAATACCCTTGCACCATCCAGCTCTATTTCAATCTCTTTATCAACAATAGCTAATACTTTAGTGTTACGATCATTAGCATTTTTACCAGTTATGTTTTCATCCCCAGTAAATTTTTGTGTACCCTTAGGGCTGAGTTTATCTAATACAACAATATTAGGAGAACTCTTCATTATCTCTAGACCATAGTTATAACTCCCCTTTGGGTGATTGCCACTATTGTTACCTTCCTTTTGGGCATACTCATATGGATTAACCCAAGACTTTATAGTAACTTTTTTCTTTACTATAAACTTACCCATAGAAGTGGATTTAAGAAGAGGCTCTATATTGCCTGTCCTTTTAGCATCAGCAAGGTAATTGGTGAACTTACTCTTAGCCTGGTTAAAATATGAGGTAACATCTTCCTGGGTTATATCATAATTTTTAGAATATTCATCTTTTACTTCTTTCTCATACTTATACCTTTTATAGTAACCCTTCTGAATCTCAAGCTCTGATAGTTGTTTTGGCCTACTACTTATACTCCTACCCTTAATAATTGATTTTTGTATGTCATCCATGGATAGTTTACCACCTGCTACCATGGGATCAACATCAGAATGCCAGGATTGTTGTAATTGCCTACTATTCCTATCTTCCTCAGACATCGGTTGGTATAATCTCCATGGTACTTGGATACCTTGTTTAACTGTTGTTTCTATTGTTTTGGTTTCTGGATCAATCTTTGAACTAGCAGTTACATCTAATGGGGCAACCTTCTTTTGTGTTTTAAAGGATACCCTTATTAGTTCGCCATTACCACCAGCATATGTATAATGTAACTTAGTTGTTTGGTTGAAATGGTGATTATGTATAACTATACCACCATCCCGGCTATCCATCATATATGGTGCATTAGGTAACTGATTAGCCATTTTCTTTAACTGGTTCCATAGGTTTTTACCAGTACCAGTCATAATCCTCATGGATGATATTTTCTGATTCTCCATTGAAAAGGTATCACCTTCACCATACTTTGATGACTCACCTGATAGGGTCATATTAGTATTCATTATTACAGTGCCTATATCATCCTGACTAGTCTTACCAGTAACAGAATCTGGTGTAGCAGACTGTGGTGATAAGAATACTTTATTTATCTTGTTGGGCATTGGGCTGTTTCTTTATTACTGGTTTTATATACAGTTGGGTATTTGTAGTGTGGTCTATTATTTCAACAAAGAATTTACCTTGTATATTATTCTTTACCCACATTATGAATGCCTTTTCCTCCATGTCAGCTGGAGTAGTTTTAGTAGTTGCAAAGCTATCAGTACAGATTAAAACTAGCCTGGTACCATTAGTTCCAAACTCTACATTAGTATCTCGTATTATTACAGTCCTTACTGGACCACAATGACTAGTACCATCAGCATATATGTAACCCCATTGCATATTTATAGTTGATTGGATATTTAGGTCTGGGTGATCTACTAAGTTGGGGTTATCAGTTTCAAGTGCTATTTCTGCACTATCTTCTTTTTCTTCATTATACTCATACCACCAATCATAAACATTCATACCTATTGGTATCTTATTCTTAGGGTCTATAATAGGCTTACCTCTCGAATTAAATATAGCTATATAGGGTGTGCCAGTCCCATCCTTAAGTATAGGTTTATTGTCTTCCATCTGGTATAATTAATTGGAGTTCTGGTACTAGTTCTACAATGGGGTTATATATAGCATTTGCATCAGCTATATCACCCCACCTACCAGAGTCACCATAATACTGATATGATATGCTTTGTATGTTTTCACCATCTTTAACAGTATGGATTACATCAAATTCACTTGGTGTATAATCAAATGGTACCCTTTGTAAAATGATATCACCATTTTCATATTCTAAACCGTAGGCATTACTATATGGGCTTGTTGTATCTTGCATAGGTTATAATATTACTCCTCTAGTAGTTTTTAATTTAGAATTTGGAATTATATCTTCATGCTTCCTGTTATCACTTGTAACCCTGTTGAATGTAAGGGTCTGAGTAGCTGAATTTGGGAATAATTTTAAATCTATAATTTCATTTGTTGATTTCCTTTCACCCTTCCTATAAGAGTTTTGAAAGTTAGATGGCTTATATGGGGCAGACTTAAGTATGAATGAGTCACCTTCAAACATACCAGAATTTCCCCAGGATATCCATAAAGTGGGTGGTGATGAAGTGTAACCATCTGATTTAGTCCATGACTCTAGTAACCTACATTTATTTATTACATCTTCCCGGTTATCATCCATGGAATACCAGGATATCTCAAGGGATAGAGTATCCTCAGAACCAGTGAACATATAGAAGGGATTATTCCTACCCATGCTTTTTACAACTGCCCAGGTTGACTCTGGTGTTACTTCTATATTTGAAAAAGCTTGTAGGATAAGTTTAGTTATGGGTTTAGTATGTGGGTTGATTATAATTACCTGATTAGTTATAGACCTTTTAGTTTCAGGTGCTCTAGAGTAATTTAGTTTATCAGGAGTATTTATTACCTTTGATAATTGGTTATCCCTTTTAAGTCTATTCTCCCTTGTAGTTATAACCTTTTCAATTATTTTAGTATCATGGTGTTTTTCCATGGGAGATGTGGCCCTATTCATTATAATCCTAGCCCTCCAAAGTTTGTTAAGGGGACTAGTTAATAAGGGTGATACATTACCATCCTGTGTAATACTATTGTATACATTCTGTAATTGTGGTAGAGGTACTGGTAATAACTCCCTACCACCCCTGTTCTTTAGTAACAGGTCCCTCCATTTATTAGATTTTTCCATAATTAATATGACCCTATGTTTATAACCTGTTCACTATTACTTTTTTGTATTTCTTTCCTTGTAGTTTCTTTACCATCTACATTTATTATCAATGTTGCAGCAGGGCCACCTGAACCCAGTGCTAGTGCAAGGTTATCCAATGACCTAGCCAACATAATGTTCTGTTCTTCCTGGTTAAGTGTTGTAGATCTCCTTAGTTTCTCCATCTCTATTGCATTGTTAGTAGAAACTGCTGAAGTGTTATCATTGTGAGAATTGGTATTATCTGAGAATGCACTTATCAGCCTTGGTAGTAAAAACATTATCCCAAATAGGGCAATGCCCAATGGGCCACCAAGTAGATTACCAGCAAACCTACCTACTCCTTTAACAGCACCCCAAGCACCAGCACCCCTTATACCTAGACTTGCAGGACTTGCACCAATTATGCCTAACTGTTGTGGTGTCTTACCACCCATTACACTAGAAGCTGTAGCAGCAGATATCCTTGTTACACCAGTTGCACCTCTACCCGTTTGTTGATAATACCTGCCATTCCTAAACATTACTCCCCCAGCATATTGTCCTGGGTTACCATGTATAAATGTGGCACCAGCAGTACCTGCAAAAGCCCTTGCTGCACCTCCAGCCATCCCGGCATTTTGTGCAGCTAATATACCAGCTTGTACTGCAGCATATTGAGAAGCAGACATAGTTGCTGTTTTCCAACCAACTGACATTACAGATATCATATTTGCAAATGATACAGTAGAGTCATTGAACATCAGCCTACCTGCAGCAGTTATAGCTATTATACCAAGTCTAACAGTTACTAAAAGTGTACCAAATACAACAAAAGCAGATATGGCTGGCCCTAAGAATGGTATGTCTAATACAGCAGATACTGCATCAAATATACTACCTATCATTACAAATATTGGGGTTAAAGTGGGGGCAACTTTTTCAGTGAAGGTAGATACCAAGTTCTCAAGTGATGAGTTCATAATATCTATACCCCCCGCAATGTTAGCCATCCTCATCTCCATGATTTTTGCTGAAGCACCCTGAGAGTTGTTTTGTAGCTCGCTTAATAGTGTACCATAACGATCAATACTAGCAATCATATTGGTAGCACCACGTTCTCCACGTACATTGAATATACTTACCAAAGCATTGAACCTATCAATGTTGTTCATGCTCTTGGTTTTAGAGTTTACCTTGACCATTGCAGCACCTATATCAATCAGGTTGCCTTTAGCATCAATAAAATCCTGTCTACCTAAACCCAATGAGTGTAATGCTTTGTTGCCTTTGAATTTTGGGTCACCCAAAGACCTTGCTAAATACCTGTATGCATTAGACATAGAAGTACCAGCCATAGAACCTCGTATACCAGCATCTGCAAGTACTCCAACAAATGCTGCAGTTTGCTCTAGAGAGCCACCTAAACTACTTACAGTACTACCCGCATATATCATACTCTCATTTAATTCTGAGAGTGATACCTTAGACCGGGTAGTTACTTTAGTAAGAATATCCGCAACTCTGTTTGAATTTAGCTCTGAGGACTCCATCCGGAATACCTTCATAACATTAGTAAGGATATCTGCAGCTCCACCTTTCTCTCCAACTGATACACCTGTTGCACCAGCTAAGTTAGCAGCACCTCTGATATTAGCAGTTATTTCCTTTGTATCTAGACCAGCTTGTGCCATGAACTTCATAGCAGATGCAATATCTCTGGAATCAAACATGGTATCTCTACCTAATGACCTGGCTTGCTTAGTTAACTCCTGCATTGTTACGCCATTCTTTTTTGCAATAGCATCAACAAAAGTCATCATATCTATAAATGCAGCACCCTGTTTTACTGCACCATAGAGAGCCATACTCATACCTGCTCCAATTGCAGCACCAGTACCTGCTAGGCTCTGTGCTGCACTTAAATTAGCATTAGTTACATTCTTTGCTTCTTGGTGTAACCTCCTTATTTGGGCTGAGGCTTCCCTTGCTTGGTTTGTGAATCTGTCCTGGAGTACCAGAGCAATACCAATCTGTAATTGACCAGCATTAGGTGAGCCTGATGTAAACATATTATTTGTTTTTAGGTAGGTATGTTAGGAATATTCTTATTTATCTCTTTAAAGTACCCTTCAGCATCCTCAGTGAATCTTTTTTTTAATCTTAGGGGGAGTTTACTAAATGTAACAAAGTCTATGTATATCTTAGACCTTGTTACATAAGCGAAGTCACTAATTAAATCTCCCCCGGATAGAAAAAACCTGGTATAGCAACTACATTGATTATAGTTTTCTGATCACTTTTATGGGGATTCTCAATATCTGTTTGTCCCGCAAATATAGGGTCATACTCATTTACTTTTGCCCTGATTTCCATCATATCCTTTACTGAGAATAACCTGAAGTTTTCTACTACTTCAAATTTACCCTGTACACTCAATTTAAGGTTACGAGCCTTTAATTCAGAGTTCTTTGTTTTAATTGGTAAGGATACCATATAGGTTTCACCAGTACCTGATAGTAAGTCAAATGATACAACCTTGCCAGATGTAAGGTTTATTTCTATGCCCTTTTCTTTTTCAGGTGCTGGGTAGAATGGTACAGCATTAGGTTTACTGTTTAATACTTCTTCAGTTGGTACAGAACTGTAATCGAATAGGAAGTCATTTAAATCTACTTCATATTGAGCTATACCACCATTCTCTTTCCCCCAATCAAATTCAAAATCAACATCTTTGCCAATTGAAAATACCCTAGAGTTGAATAGTATTACATACCTGTCTAAAGCGGGGAGTTCTTGTATTTCATCAGAAGTAAGTCTTCCACTATTACGTGTGTTAGTTACAATTAAACCCGATGCAAAGTCTGATAGATTCTGTAAAGTTTTTGCCCTTACTGGGTTTGATAGGATATCATCATCCTCACCATTTTGTTCCCTGATAGTGTAACTGTGCCCCGAAGGAGCAATAAATTCAAATGTTCTTGTTTGTGGTTGTGTTGTTTCCATTGTGTTGTTTGTTGTTGTTTATGTTTATAAAACTATAAAAGGTATGACCCTTTTGGAGCCATACCTTTTAATGCTGGATATATTAAAGTTTATCTAAGTCACCTACTGAAAATTCAATAGTTTCAATTGTATTGTCTGAACTTTTTCTTTCGCATTCATGGCCATTTAGTTTTAATGGCCAGACTTCTTCAAGGATCCAGGTATTTAAAACTGATACCCCATCTTCTGCAAGTTCATCTACCTTTACAGTTTCCCAATATTGTTCTGGGGTTAAGCCACCACCAAGTTTTGTGTCCTGGATACTTTGCATCCAATCCCATAACCAAGTATCAGAACCAGAAGTTGTCTCCAGTTTCTCAGCAGTCATGTTACCAATTTTTGCACGGCCAGCAGTCTTTACATCTCGGTTTACATCCGCATGTTCAGTTTGCTCCAGCGATTTTTCAGGAAGGTTTACCTTTTGAAATAGGTAAGTGTTTATTGGGTGATTGATAAATGTTATCGCCCATAGGAATTTCTTCCTAGGATTTTTTATTTTAGCCATGTGTTATTAATTTAATTAGGTTTTTGAAATAGTTACAGAACCAGCAACAGCATCTATAGTAACACTTAGTACAATTTCTTGCATAGCAACTATATCTATGTAGGATAGTTTAGCTAGGTATTTACCTACCCTTACATCAGCCTCTTTGTTAACTTCCATGTCTTTAAAAGAGGTTGCAAATTGATCTCCATACCAAGTATAGCTAACCATTGCTGAACCAACCAGTTTATCAAGGAGTGGTTTAACAATGTAGTATAAACTATTCCAAGTGGAGAAAGTATTAGGCTCTTCAATATAAGACTCTAGGATTGGTCGCAACAGTTTCTTTAGGTATAAGTTTAACCTTACTATACCCAAGAATTTTTCAGAATTGTCCAATACTTGAGAAGTAAAGTTATGGAATAACATAGTTTGTTTTCCCATACTCCTGGTATCCTTAACTACAGACATATTAATATAAGCATTAGCTATCTCATTTAATTTATTGTAGTTTGAAGGTGAACCATAGTTTGGTGAAACTGGACCAACAGATTCAGTTACTAAACCCCGGTTTACTCCTGAGAAATGGTACCAAGGGCCAAAAGCAGTTGCACAGGCATCACCTAAGCCTAGTATGGTTCCAATATTATCGCAGTTTTTTAAAACCCCAGTTGAGTTGTAATACTTGTAACCCCCACCAAAGTAAGCTACATATTTTGAATGCCCAATTGTTGTAACCATATCAATTACCCAAGCGATGAGTTCACTGTATACCATTGGGGTACCAGGAGTTTTATATTTTGGTATGTCAATATAATACACTAATTCTTCTACTTCATTTACAAAGTTGGCCATTGCAATATGT